GCCGCCTCGCGAAGCAGGGCCCGGTAATCCTTATCACTGATGCCCAGCTCCTTCTTTGCGATATGGATAGTTGCCAGTTTTTCTCTGCGCCTGATTAGCATGTTTTTTCGACCTTGTTTAGCCTGCATTCTCCAGTTCCTGGATTTTCTCAAGATTGGGCTGGATGCGAAAGGAATCCTTGACCGACTTTTTCAGGCCCAATTTGGCAATAGTTCCATCATCCAGCGCGGCAACTTGCTCTCGATCAATCTTTTCTTCCACTTTGAGGCAGCTTTCCAGCCGTAGGTGTTTGATTGCGTTGATTAGATCGGAGAGTTTGCCCTTGTCTCTGGGGATGGGAACGCTGGGGGAGAGAATGAGAGAACATCGGCTATGAGTCTGGGTATTTCAAGGACGGCCTTGTTTATCGCGTTAACCGTTTCATCGAAGCACTTGGCATCGTATCGATATGCCGGATCGATATCGACTTGGATGAACTCTTCCAGCCGCTCCATCTCTTTCTTCTTGAGCTTGATCTTTTTCTCGGTTCTAAGCTCGGCCTTTAGACGACGTCTATCGGCGTTTAGGGTGTTTACTTTTGCTTTGAGAGCTCTTTTGTTTGGGTTTTCCTTCTCTACAAACTTGAAGAGCTCTTGCTGTACCGGCTGGGGAAGCTCTTTGATGCGGCGAAAGGTTGTGATGTCGTCTTTGGTGACTCCAGAAACCATGGTGGCAACCTTGTCACGGGGGTGATACTGATTCTGCCCACTTTTGACAGAATCGGTGGAAGTAGCCGTAAATCGCCCGTTTTCGTCCTTCTCTTGGCCATTTCCCTTTCTTCTGTCTTCCATCTGGTCCAGAAGCTGGATGGTTAGGCGGTAGCGCTCCATCGTTGTAAGCTGGCGGTCCAGGTTGGTACTAAAGAGTACACCAGAGGGAGAATCTGGGGTGATTAGGATGCAAGGGACGCTCTCGAAGTCTAGCGCTCTAGCCGCCCTAAGGCGCTGGTGGCCGGATAACAAGGGACACTATCCCAAAATCCAATATATTGCATAATATATGTACTGCATTTGGTGTTAATCCTACTTGGCTTCTTACCGGCAAGGGCGAGATGTATCGAGAAGAACAACCCCAGGAGGAAGAGGACGGCGATTTCCCTGACGATCCCATGCAGGGTATGGCCTACTTAGACGCTCTTGTAGAGGTGTTGGTAGACAAAGGCGTCATTGACAAAAAAAATATCCCATCTCCTCTACCGGGAGTGCGTTGAGCAACACCGAAGATGACAGAGGAGACGCCCTTAAATGAAATTTTTTTCTTCGGATGTGTAGGATATACCTTTTCCCCCAGAAGACAGAATTTAAACAGCATTTAAACGCGCATAGCACCCTATTTTGATAGGACTTGAGGCGTTTTTTGCGCCCTTGAGGTCCAACATGGGCAAAATTTCCAAAATATCTTGGCAGACTAGCATTCTGAAGTGTCACTAAGCTTGAGCATATGGAGATTGAAAGGCGACATTTAAGCATCAATCCCTATAGCCGCTCAGGGAAATCGCTGCACGAGGTGAAGGCCCTTGTGATGCACTGGGTGGGGAATGCTGGAACGAGCGCCGAGGCGAATCGAAATTTTTTCGAGAGCCGCAAGGGGGGCAGGGGGGGCTACGGCAGCGCTCATTTTATTGTGGGTTTAGATGGAGAGGTGATTGAATGCATCCCTGTAAATGAGGCTGCCTGGCATGTGGGCTCCAAAACCTATACGGCATATACCCGCAGTTATCTTACTAGCTGCAATCCGAACTACTGCACGATTGGAATTGAACTTTGCCACCCGAGAGCCGATGGAGCCTTTACCGAAACGACGCTGCTTAGCGCCCGCAGGCTGGCGGCCTGTTTGTGCGAAGAGCATCAATTAAATCCCTATCGGGATATCACTACACATAAGGCAATAGTAGGCTGGAAGGACTGCCCGAAGTACTGGTGTGAGAATCCATCTGAGCTGTAGCGTTTTCAGAGGATGGCTGCCGGGAGCATGGGCCTATGATTATCAAGATATTCGAGGTTGGCAACTATCCTCAGGGGCGCTGGGATCGAGAACGAATTCAGAGGCTGGTTGATTCGTATGACCCTGAGGGCGGTATTGAGGCGCCCTGCGTGGTGGATTACGAAAGTGGAGAGTCTACTCAGGGCGAGCTTTCTTTGGGCTGGGTTCGTTCATTGCGGCTTGATGACCAGGGAGAAGTTTGGGCTGATATCGAGGCGTCGGAGCAGCTGCGGGAGTGGGTGGCCACTCGGAAGCTGGGATATGTTTCAGTGGCCATTTACAACGATGATGAGAAGGACGAGAAGAAGCCTCCTCGTTTGGCGCATGTGGCATTTCTAGGGCGCACAAATCCCCAGATTGCAACGACAAGGCTGCCTGCTTTGTATGAGATATCTAATAGCAGAGACGGCAGTTTGTCTTTTTATTGTCAGAAAATCAAAAAGGATTTCAAGGATCCTTTAAGGTCCATTAGGAAAACATCCGGCGATGGTGGTGGTAGTGAAGAGCCGGAAGGAAGTAAGGAGATTGCAATGGGAAAAGAACAGGAAGACCGCATCGCTTCCCTAGAGAGGTGGAACCAGGAGCTGGAGAGGCGTCGGTATTTAGCCGGCTTGATGAACTTGTAAAGGCCGGCAAGGCGGCCCCCTCATCTCGGGAGGAGTTTGCGAAATTGGCGCTGTCTCTAGATGGCGAGGGCCAAAAGGCATTTTTTGCAGCTCTGGAGAAAAACCCTCCCCAGGTTGCGAGGGACATTTTGCCGAAGATGGGACGCCGGCTGATGCTATGAGCAGCGCTGAGATAAGGACCTTTGCGGCTGAAAAACATCTGGATTTTGAGGCTGCGGTGGAAGTTCTGCAGCGGGAAGAGAGGCTAAAGATATGATGGAAGGCATTATTCGAAGCATGAAATACCAGAGGAATATACCCCGGGGCTCTGTGGTGGTGTTTGCAAGCGAATCGACTGTGAAGCTGCCTGATGGGAGAACAACTGACAAGCTTTGCGGGGTATACAGCGGGTATATGAATGAGGATGCATCATCGGCGTCCTCCGGCGAGGCTATCCCTATAACGGTGCAAGGTCTAGCCAGGGTGATTGTCGGCGAGGCGGTAGCGGCTGGCGATTTAGCATATATCACAGGCAGCGGCGGCGAGGCTCTCAAGACCAAGACGGCCGGATCTAGCAGATTGATCGGACGGTTTCTGGAGGATGGGGCTGATGATGATTATGTTTTGATGTTAGTTCAGATGGGAGAATAATTATATGAGGGAGAAAAAGAAATGCCTAGAGATGTAAAAGGATATGTTGATCCGCTTTTAAGCGGATTTGCGGTTGATTATGCATCGGTGTTTGCCAAGGACCTGGTGGGGTCTTTACTGGCACCTGCTATACCCATAATGAAGCCCGATGCCCAGTACGCCTACTTTGGCGCGGATAACTATGCCCAATTGCCGGATACCGAGCTGGCAAGCAACGGGGGCAAGCCGAATCGCGTGGGCGGCCGCGGTGAAAAGAAGCCTGTGAATGCTGTCGATCACGGTCTTGATGCGGTTATAGATCTGCGGGATGCGGGATTTGAGGATGCGCCGTTTGCGCCGTCAGAGAGGCGTGCGGTGCGAAACTTGGTTGCCAAGCTAAGCCTGGCCCACGATCGGCGGGTTAGGGATAAGTTGTTGGCCGAAAGTGGACGCAGCGAATCTCTAACAGGAAACGGCATCGAAGAGGTCAACAAGTGGTCTGGCCGGGGCGGGGACCCTGTGAAGAAGGTTGAGAGCCGCAAGAGCGATATGTTAGCGGATCCTAACCTGATAGTGATAGGCCGCGATGTGTGGCAGACCTTAAAGAGGAACCCGAAAATAATCTCGAGAGTGGGAGAGGTACAGAGCGCCAAGGTGGTCACCCTGAAAACTCTGGCCGCTCTATTCGATGTGGAAAAGGTGGTAGTTGCTCAAGGTCAGATTGGCGGAAAGCGGGAGAGCAAAGGCGGCAGTACTAGTTTGAGCGCATCTGGGATGGAATCTGCGTCATGGCATATATGGAAGAGAACCTAACCGATGAGAGCCTTACGGTGGCGGCCACCTTCTTTGTTCGCTATCCCGAGGCCGGAAATGAGATGTGGCTGGTGCGAACCTATGATGATGAGTCCTCTGGTATGCGGGGCAGTCGGATTGTATTCGCCGGGAACAGCTCGGATGAGAAGGTTGTATATCCCAAAGCTTTCTGGGCAATTAAGAGTGTGGTGTGATGTATATCTCACTTGAGCATTTGGAGCGTGCCCTGCCAGATGGCGGCACTGTAGATGTCTGGTGCGGTGGAGATATTTCCAAGGCGATTCAAGCCATAAGGACCGCCCAGGGGGAGGTGGATGGTTATCTGCTCTCCGGCGGGTATTCGGTGCCGCTAGATTCGCCGCCTGAGAATGTGAAGAACTACGCTATAGATATTGCAGTATACAACTTGGCGGTAACGAGCGGTTTTCGTTCTGATTCTGCTGATAACGAGTTAAAAATCAAATATGATAAAACTCTTGATTTTCTAAAGGGTGCGGCCACAGGAAAGTACCGGATTCCCTTGCCCGGCGAAGAGGGGGATGAGGCGGCTGCGCCTCGAGCCGGATTACGGGTGAGGAGCAAGAAGAAGATGATCCTAAAGGACTATTGAGATGGCAGGCTATAGCATTCGAGTGGAACTAGATGGCTTTGAGCCGGTTGCCCAATTTCTGGTGAACTTATCGCATTCGCAGCTAGATGATCTTGGCATTATGGCCGGCAAAGAGCTGGTTAAGATTTCACGGGAGGCTTTCTTCTCAGAAAAAGACCCGGTAGATGGTTCAAGCTGGAAGGCGAGGGTGTCAAAACGGGAAGGCGGATCAATATTGCACAACACCAGCCGGCTGATGAAGAGCGTGAAGATTCCCCGCAGGCGCTATCTGGGATATCAAAAGGAGTGGCCGGAGAGGTTCATGAGAAATCCTGAGGCAAGGAGGCTCTTTACATGATTAGCGCGGTGAAAAGAGTGCTGAGGAACACCCTGGTTAAAGTGGGAATACCGGAGGAAAAGATTGGCTGGGATGCGCGGGGGGAGCAGACTCTGATAACGCGGCGGGCGAGCCTGTCAATTGCATCCTTGGCTAGCGATCCGGGGCGATTTGAAGCTGCCATAAGTGTGACAGGTCCGTTCATTGATAAAATCGGCGCCCTGGCCGCCAGATTCGCCGAGCTAGACCCCGCGCAGCAGAAAAATATCGTCAAGATTCTGGGTGTGGCTGCGACCGCAGGGCCGGCGGCTTTGGTTCTAGGCGGCCTATCACGCGGAATCGGCTGCGTTCTAAGCGTAACAAAGACTATAACGCCGATGTTAGGCGGCTTAGTGCGTGGGATTGGCGGGGTAGTTCGTATGGCTCTAAAGTCTATCCCATCGTTACTAAGTTTTGCCGTGCCGAATTCGGCGGCTTTGTATATAAGTGCGGCTGGAAGCTTCCGAACACCACTTTAAATCTCCGGAAGGAGAAGGCTTCGTATATCTATAATTTTCTAGCGGAGCAGAGCGGCATCGAAAACAAAAACACCGATTTACCCGAGGTGGAAATCCCACACTTCCATTGCACTGGCGGCGCTTGGAAAAACCTCTTAGGCTTCATGCATACCATAGAAGACTGGACAAGCGATAAATACGATTTGTTCTTCGATGCGTCTGGGGTATTGAACCTCAAGCCGGTAAACGATTCAAAGTCCCTTTCAACGTCGTTTCAAAGGGGGAAAAACGCCCTTTTAATCACCGATGAATCACTCAAAGCCTTTCCAAGCCCGCTCTCTTATGGCAAGGACATTGAGGTCAACAAGGAAAGAAAACGCATTACCGGCCTCCTCGATTTCATCTCCCCTCAAAACTCCCTAATGGAGGTGCTGTTTTGAACATCAGGAAGATTGTAAATCGCTGGCTGGATGCGGCTATGCCTCACCGCCAAGGCCCTCAAATCGGCAGAGTGCTGAAGTTCAACTTTGGAAGCGGCGAAAACACTTATTCGGCTAGGATAAGAATCCTTAAAACCGACAGCCTGGAAGAGACCGAACGCATCCTGGAGGATGTGCCTTTAAGTCCTATCTGGGTCGGCTCGCAGGGAGCAGGAGTCTATGCCCCCTGCCGGAAGACACCCTGGTGATTGTGGGCTATGTGGATCACAACCCCTCCCATCCTTACATACAGGGCGTTTGGGGAGAATTCTACAATGCGGCTGATTTCAAGCCCGATGAGTTTCTAATCACCAATGGAACTACCTCCATCACTCTTAAATCCGGGGAACTGCACCTAAACGGCTCTAACCTCGGGGGGCTTATAAAAATCAACGAACTGACAAGCAATCTAAACAAAAATGCGGCGGTGCTCACGGCCCTCTTGGGAATACTCCAAGGCCCGTCAATCAACGAGGCTGGAAACGGCAATCCTTCTTCCTTGCAGACGGTTCTGCGGGCAGCTCTGAGCGGCAAAAACGCAGGTGATTTCTCACAGATCGAAAATGCGGGGGTAAAGCATGGGGGATGAAAAGCTGGGCTCGGACATTCGCCTAGATCGCTTCGGCAAAGATCTTCTGTTAGATCGGCACGGCGGTGTGGTTTTAACGAGCGAGGGAGAACTGGAAGTGGTCAGTGGAGGGGCACTTGCAGCACAGGATGTGCGAACCGAATTGATGCTGTCGCCAGGTTCCTGCTTTTGGGCTAAAGACTACGGCCGGGGATTAGGAGACTCCCTTAAAAGACCTAAGTCTTCTGATGTAGAGGGACTGCTGCGTGCGGCAGCTTTCAACGACGAGAGAATATTTTTCGATTCCATCTCCACAAGAAAACTGGACGATGAAAGCTATCTTCTCTCCTTCGCCCTGCCAAATAGCGTGGAGCCTCTGAATCTTTATTTCGACTTGAAGGAACACTTTGATGACGTGGATCAATAAAAACAAAGAAGAAATCCGAAAAGAAATTACCCAGATCGCCAAGGATGAGACTGGTCTAACTTCCTTCAAGGCAGGCGGAGTGCTTCGAGGGATCATAGAAACCTACAACCAAACCATCTACCCGCTCTACCAGGATGTATTTAATTTCTTAGGCGGTCAATTTACCCATTCCAAAGCCGATGGATCAATGCTTGATCTTCGGGGGCGGGAACTGGGTGTTGCCCGTGAAGACGCGCGGAAAACAGAAGGCACGTTCGAAGCTGAAGGAACCAAATCCGGTACGGTTAAGATGGGAAGCTGGTTTGTGACAGACTCCGGCTTGAGGTTCAAAGCAAAAAGCGACCAAGCTTTTCATACAAGAAAGAACAATAAAATCGAGGTAGAGGCCGAATTCCCTGGGGCGACGTACAATATTCTTGCCGATACGCCAATCCGCAGCACAGCCGTAATAGACGGTATTAGAACCTTCTTGGTGCCGACGAACTGGATTTCTTTGTCCGGGGGGGATGTGGAAAGTGATGAGGATTACCGCAAAAGAATCAAGGCCAAATGGGAATCTCAAGGTCCTGATAATAGGCCAGGGAAATATTTATCGATCGCGCTTTCGCACACCGAGGTTAACGACGCAAAGGTGATACGAACTCCCAGAGGTTCGGGGTCTATCGATCTTATCCTGGGAGCTATCGCGGGAATCTCATCCCAAAGGGTTTGCGATGAAGTCAGGGTGGCAATAGGCGACGCTTATCTACTAACCAGGGATTTAATAGTAAAGCCGGTTGCGGCGCTGGAAAAGGATTTTACGGTGTCGTATGTGGGCAAGGATTCGCCGGAGAATGTAAAGGATACGCTGCGCAGTTGGCTGCTGCGCAGAAAAATCGGCGAATCTGTGACAATGCGCGCCTTGTATCAGGATGCCCTTGTGCCTCTGGTTTTCGACAAACTTGAATTCCACAACCCTACGCGCGATATCACACGCTTGGAGCTACTTCCAAGATTGTTGTTAGAACTCTTAGGGCGCTTAAAAGGGCATCGTGAACGATCTTTGGAATTGGATTGAAAAGAATCTCGTGCCGCCGGGAATCCGGACAAATAAACGGCAAAGTCTCTACCGGATCATTGGGCGGATAGGGCAGCAGGTTAGGGAGGATACTAGACTGGTTAAACGCGAATTTTTTGCCTATCTCGCCAAGGATCAAAAGGCTCATGGTTCAAGCCTGGGCATCCCGCATCTTCCCACAGACGATGAGAATAGCTATCAAAAGCGCTTATCGAATGCTGGTACTGTTCTGTGAGTCAACAGGTGAACTTGGAGGCTTGAAGGCGTTCCTCGATTCCTATGTCCCCGGACGCTATAGGATTAAGGATTCTCCTAGAGATTATTTCCGGGTGGGCGTTAGCCTTATAGGTGTTGTTCCAATCGGCCGCTCTCCCGCGGTTTATGTCTATGTTGATAATTTGACGGGAACTGAAGCACGCAGCATCAGGGCGTTCTTGGAGTGGTTTCTGGGAGCACAGATATTGAATACTCGGTAATAGATGCCGTCTTTACCATATCGGCGAATCCGTTATCGCTAAGCGAACTACAAAATAATGGCGGATCAAGCTGGCTCGCCTACCACCTGCAGCAGATTGCCAATGTGAAGGTTGACCTGCTCCCTGACGACGCCTTTACCATCGGTACCGGTAAGGGTGTAGGACGGTCGAGAATCTATCGCGGAAGGACTGATAAAGATGCATATGTGGTTGTTAGATGTGCTCAGGGAAAAAAGGAAGATCTTAAAAGACTTCTTAAACGTCTAATAGCAAGCTCTATAGAAGTGATTTGGGAGGAGCAATCATGAATAAACGAAATTTTGTATTTAATTACATTCCAAAGAAAAGGGATTTTGACGACCTGCAGAACGACCTCGAAGCGGGAATAAACAACGTGGCGAAGGCAGTCGCAGGCAGAGGAATACTAAATGGGCTGAATGTCAGCATTTCCTCCTCGACGGCAACCGTGACCCCAGGGGTGGCTTACGATGCGCTTGGAAACCGAATCGAGGTGAAAACAGACATGTCTGTAGATATCGGAGTGATCACCAGACCTTCTACCGGCAAATACAAATGGGTAACCATCGTGCTTCGTTATGCTGTTATGGATTCCGGTTCAATCATCGACGGAAATAACAGATCCTGGGCAGAGAAGCTTCTTGACTCAGTATCCGCGGAGGTACTTGAAGGGAATGAGAGAACCTTTAGCGGAGCTGCTAAGAAGGTCTTAGAGGACCAAGACGTACCCTCGCTCGATATAAGAGTTGATCGTTCCTCAGCCTGGGAGCATCTTCACAAAGAAACAAACAGACGGCCGCCGCTGATTCCTATCGCCGATGCGTCGAATGAGTTAAGAACTCATAAAGCCGAGAGAACGACCAATAGCAGCACTGTACACGGCATCAGACAGGGTAGTGGACATGGATTCGATGCTGATACCGTAGACGGCAAGCATTACTCGGAAATCCTCTCGGCAATATACCCTGTCGGCTTTAACTATGCTCAATACCCGGGAGGCCAAACTCCTGCTGCCATGGGATGACCGGGAACTTGGGAAGCACAGTTCGAAACCGAGGGAGTGTTCTTTAGAACCCCCGGCAGTCAGGCCTCGGCATTTGAATCGGGCATTCAGAAAGATGCTATGCAGCGAATAAAAGGATATCTGGGTAAATTCAACGACTATGCGGGGCGACATGGTACGGCTACCGGGGCTTTCACAGATACCGGAGCTGGTATGGGAACGGGCATTGGACGCGGGGCAGCGATGGTTACACCAACCTAGATTTCGACTCTTCTCTGTCGACTAGCCCCAACACAGCGAAAACTGATGATTCTGAAACCAGACCGCACAATAGAACTTTCCGCATATGGCAAAGAACAACTTGATGAGAACAAAGATAAAAAGGAGTTAACTATGTATGCAGTAACAAGCAACAATATTGTCACAAAAATCGTCTCCTGTCCTACACAAGATAAGCCTGATAATTCGATTGAATATCCAGATGAGGCACAAATCCATGTAGGATGCGATGTGCGCTTTTTCTCTTCTGCCGGCATCAGGCTGATAGTTGCAGAAGCCATGGCTGCCAATCTGATAACTCTGGGTACTAACCAGATAGCGGTGTGGGAAAATGGGAAATACGTGGTTAAACACGACTATACCAACGCGCAAGTATGGGAAAAGGCCACAGGGAATCTTAGGGAATTGGCTCTTGGAGAAAACCTAGATCCAACCCTCACTACTGTCAAACCATCAGATTCTGAGGCTGTCTGGCAATCTGGCCGCTGGGTTGTGCCAAACACGGTGAAGGCAAGAGGGCGCGGGAAAAACGAAATCAGCTGCTCTAGATAGCGATTGCGTAATGCTGCCGGATTACCCGCTAACAGATAAAACAATCTGGAAAACCTACCGTCAAGCTCTGCGAAATGTGCCGCAACAGACCCCGTTTCCAAACAATATCACCTGGCCAACAGCGGCGGAAATTCTCAAACTAAATGCCGCGTTACAATG